ACTTATAGGAAATGGTGTTCCTGTCCATTTAAAATGAAATGGTACTATAGGATATTCTTTAATAGTATCAGGCAATGTATATTCATATATAAGCTTATCACTTGCAGTACAAGTTTGTTTTATTCTTGTATCATAGAATTGTATAACATCTACTACATTATTAGCAATAACAGGATCTTTCATTAATATCTTATATTCTTTTTCTGTTATTATTTGATTTTCAATCTTAGATGCTTCTGCTTGTAGCTTACTCATACATTCTTGTTGATAAGAAGCTATTTGATCTGCCATCATTTTTTGAGCTTTTTCCATTTCAAGATTATATCTTTCAGGTAACATTTCTCCAGATTGAACAGCAGCTTGCATCTGCTTTTCTTGTTCCATTAATTGAACTTGTAATTCAGATGCCATTTCCTTAACCATTACATCGCATTGCTTTTTTAATTCCTTTAATTGCTCTTGATTAGGTGGTATTCTATAGAACAAATTAATATATGATATTTTTACTTTTTCATATACTTCAAAAAACTCTACTAATTGTTCCATCCCACCTTTTGCATCTACACCAAATGATGATTGTTCGTTATGATCATTATGAAGAAATATTTTTTGATCATCATCTCCTAATGGTCTATCAGTATAAGTATTATTATTGTCTTCTGCAGATGCCATCATTATTTTTCTTTTGGCTTGAGGAAATATCTTTATTAAATGAGATTTAGGCAATACTTTTCTAATCATAACAAAAGAGGCATCTTTAAATAGCATATCTCTAGATTTAGGATCTACATATAAATCAAATGGTTCTGGTTGTTGCAATACAACTTCACCCATACCATTATCAGCATCTTTATCTACAGATACTAACATATAGCCAACACCTTTAGTTATACTATCATTTATAGCATTATTATATAATGTCCCACCATTAGATTGATTCCATACAAAGTCAGTTAAATCAGACATCACAGAAGCTACATCACTATCGCTACCTTCAACTCCTATAGCTTGCCATCTTGGATTATTATCAGTTGCATAAAAATTTAACATTTCTACAACAGGAAGTATTCTATTAATAGTAAATGTAGGCATTCCTTGATCTTCTAAAGATGCTTTTTCATCATGAGTTAATTGCTCATCATGTGCAAATTCATATCCTTTTTGGTTTACATTCTCCCATTGTTTTCTGGTCCAATTATTGGCCATATTATACAATGCTCTTACTTGATCTACTCGTTTACTTTTTGCCATATATCATCCTTTTTAAAGTTGCTATAAATGTAGTGATTACATATAGTATCGTTATCACATAAATATTCAATATTATGTGCATAGTGCATGTGATCAGTACTGCAATAATCAGGGCAAAAGTAGGAGCTGCTCCAAGGATGTACAATGCTGACCATTTGACCAGACCTATTGAATCCTTTAGTAGTTTTATCCTTAACTTTATATTGAATGAATCCTGCAACATATGCTATTATTCCTATTATTACAAACTCTTTAATCACGTATTTCAAAATGGGGAAAATCATCAAATTTATTATCCATAACTTGAAAATCTTGATCCCAATCTCCTCCCCAACGAAGATTTATTCCCATACTTTTGGCTATTCCTATAACAAAACCTGCAAAAAGAGTTTGACGCTCTCTATCATCCCAATCAACAGGATAAGGAGTAATGTCAACAGCCCTAGATGGATTAGCGTTGTGACGACCATTTGGATACTTGACTTTGGTCTTACCTTCTTCAAAAAGCTTGTCTTGTCTTTCTTGACCTCTATGCCCTTCGAGTACTGAGCAATCCACGTGTTTAATAACTTCATTAAATACCTCCTGTAATTTCTTATCACAAGTAGCTAATCTTTCTTTTGATCTTTTTCCAAACTTAGGCATTAATATCCTCCATATTTTCTTTGCTGTTTGCTAGTTGCTGTTTTCTTTCTTTTCGGCTTCTTTGCTTTCTTTTGCATTGAATATCCTCTCATAATTTACTTCAAATTGTTTAGACCATTTAACTCTATATTTATCGCCCTTACCATTCATATTCTATCTATAGCCTTTTTTATCATTATTTTACCTATAAATAATATATCTATAACTCCAACTACAGATATAACATCTATAGCATGATTGCCACTATCGCTTTTTATAGAGCCTACAGGGCTTTCTATGACAAATTCTCTTTCATTTATCATGCTGTTACCCAACTTTTCGCTTTTGGTTTTCTTTTGTACCAGTTCCCTTTAGACTCTTTATAATCTTTAGGAGGGTGTGCGTACTTACACGCATAGGCCAAAGCATCAATCGCATCGTCATGCGCCATCCTCGGACCAAAAGTAATAATTTCCCTATGTAAATCATACTGAGACTTTTTAATATGAACTTGCCCCACTGCAAACCTTTGTGCAAGTATTTCTTGAATCCTGTCCCGCTTTGACATACGAGTTCCAGGCTTTTCTTCTTTAAACGGTATAATAAATTCATTTCTCCTCCTCATTTCAGCTCTGATAGCTTGAAAGATAGGCTTTGACATAGTTGTATCTTCAATAGTAAATAAAGTAGGATTATAAAATTTAGCATATTCAAATATATAATCAACTATTCCTTTTTTGCCAGTACCTGGTACTCCCAATACAGGTAATGTTCTATTTCTGATATAATCTAAAACATATAAATTATTGTCTGGAGTGACTGCAACAACGATGATAACACTGAAATCCGAATTACGCCTTGCTGAATCAGTTGCTGGATCAACACCAACAAATATATTACATGGTTTTGCATCATCCCCATCTGGTATAATAAATTTAAGCCCACTCTCATCCTCCTGAATAAATTGTCCGTCCCAATATTTAATATGATCTCTTGTAAAAATAGAATCTTCTTCACTTTGGACTTCCATCATATATTCTTGATAAAACTTTTGAGGCTGACCAGAGTCTTGGTAAAATTTCTTTTTTCTCTCCATTTCTTCATGACCAAACCAAGAAGGCCAAAGAGGTGTTCCATCATCTTGTAAAGCTTTATATGTTATAACTTTCCAAGCAAACTCTTCTTTTTCCTTTTTAGCTTTTTCATGACCTATTAAAATCTTCTGTATAAAAGCATCAAAATGCACAGGAGTTCCATTTATACGCAATCTCCCTGTTTTAGGTTCAAGTGCGGGGAATACCACAGCTGTAACAAGATTGCTTATTTTAGACCTTGATTCTGGCGTAATTGTATTATTTTCATCTTCAAAGTCATCAAGTATAATAAGATCATATCTTTTATGTAGCTTAGCACCGCCACGAATACCTGATAAATTAGACTTACTAATAAGCTTACAGTTATTCTTAAGTTCGATATCATCTTCTGTCCATTTCCTGCCTTTTAAATTTCCAAAATAATATTTTATCTTATCATTATATTCTAAATGATATTTGATATAATCTAGGTTGGGGACTGATATTTTAGAACTAGCAGCCACCCAACCATAGAATAAGGGTTCTTGTGTAAAGCAAAAGTCTTGCATTATATTACACTTAGTTAATACTGTTTTACCGTGTCCTCTTGGCAATATAACAGCTAACTGTCTAACACTAGTATCAGATAAAGAATCAGCTACTTCATAATGAAAGAATGGACTTTCAGATCTCATAAAATCTTCAGGTAAAAATAATTTACCAAAAGCTATAAGATCTTTACTAGCTAGCCTTAAATCTTCTTCAGCTTTACTAACGTTATGTGTATTAATATTACTCAACTATTTCTGCTTCTTCCTCTTTTTCAGATGTTTCTTCACCAATAAGTCCTTGAAGAACTTCTATAGCTCCTAAGCATCTTTTAGCTAACTCATCTGCAGCTGCTCTATCTTGAATAGCTTTATTATATTGAGTTACTACAGATTCAAGCTCAGGCTTTAAATCTTCTTTTTTTATAGTATCTTCTACTTGTGGGTCTTGTTTTTTGCTCATAGTGCTTTTATATCCTTTATTATTTCTGTTAATGCATCTTTTTTTGTTGTTAATTCAGCAATTTCAGCTTCAATACTTGCTTTATCATTTTCATAGTGATTAAGTTCTACTTCAGATTTATTATCAGCTAAAGCAGTGCCTGTTTCACTATCCCATCTTTTTTGAGTTAAATAATAGCGTGTTTGACCATCACTATCATCAGCTTTACTAAAACTTACTGCTGATTTACTTTTTAAACTTACATAGTTTTTTATATTCATTTCAATCTCCTTTTTAATTCATTAACTTCTTTAGATAATTCTTGTACTGCTTTAATAAGAGGCACAACTAATGCTGAATATTGTATTCCTTGTTTTCCATTTGCATCTTCTGACCAACCACTAAAACTTGTACCACTTTTTTCTATTGTTTCTTTTACTTCTTGTGCAATTAATCCGTCCCAAACTTTTTCATCATCAAACTTATCTCTAACACCATCTTCATATCTTTTTTCTCGTATTTTTTTATCCCAATCGGCAGGGTGTAATTTTTTATATTTTCTTGGCTTTAAATCATTTATAAAATCTAATCCTAATGTATTATTTTCTATATCTTTTTTAATTCTTTTATCAGAATCTATAGTCCAATCTACTTGGATATTAGCATTAGCTATAGAAGCATTACCTATTTTAACACTATTTAATGCTGTTGTTGTTGCTTGATAGCCTATGCAAATTTGATTATTAGCATCTACATCAAAAGCTACATCTGTTCCTATGCCTGTATTGTTATCGCCTGTTGTAATTCCATTACCTGCTTGATAACCTATAGCTACATTATTATCTCCTGTAGTTAATGATTCTAACGCTTTAACTCCTATTGCAGTATTAGATTCTGCATTAGTTTCTATTGCATACAATGCTTTATAAGCTATCCCTACATTATAATGCCCTGTTACTTCGCTTCCTGAACTACCTAATCCTGCAAATCCACCAA